ACGCTTCCCTTGAATGGGACCGGCGGGAGGGTTGGCCCTAGCAGGTTACAAATTGCGGTTACTTTAGACCCGAACAAAGAAAAACCCCCGGCACACAGTGTTGGGGGTTTTTCGATACTAAAGTAGACTCAGAAAACAAAGTCCACAATTACGTAATGGGAGCAGTGAAAAATAATGACTTTCGAAGAAATGATGAATCAGTTCCGCAACCCCGGTGAGAATGGGGTTCCTGAGACGTTCGCTGACGAACTGGAAAAGGTGCACACTGAGGAATTGTCGATCAGGGACGCTGCAGTGAAATCCCGGGAGGACGCCGCAGCGGAATTGCAGACCCAGCTGGACGCTGCAAAAGCAGAACAATTGCGGTTGAAAGCAGTGAATTATGATCTAATGGTGGCAGCACCAAAAACCGGGGAACCGGAAAACCAGGACAACGCGAACAATGACGCCGGGGACCGCCCGCGCGGCATCGCCGCACTTTTCGAACAGGGATAAAACTAAATGACGGTTCTCGACGTAAAGACTTTCAAGCCCACTTCCAATGAGCTCCTGCTCGACGCGATCCGTGAAGACGCGTCCCCCGACTACCAGGCCCGAATCCCCGAGGCGACCGTCGCCGGCGTCCAGGCGACCATGAAGGCGCTGCAGACCTACCGGCCGCAGCAGAACGAGTTCATCGACGCCCTGGTCAACAAGGTGGCACTGTCCATCATGCGGACCACGTCCTGGCTGAACCCGCTGGCGGAGTTCAAGCGCGGCCTGCTCACCGGCGGCGACACCATCGAGGAAATCATGGTGGGCCTGATCAAGGCCAAGACCTATGACCCGGCCCGGGACGCCCTCGAATCCGAACTGTTCGGCAGCGCCCCCATCGAAGTGCAGACCAACTTCCACCGCGTCAACCGGCGCGACAAGTACAAAGTCACGGTCAACCAGCCGCTGCTCATGTCCGCGTTCGGCAAGCCGCAGGGCCTGTCCCAGTTCGCCGCGCAGATCATGAACGCCCCCGGCACCTCGGACCAGTGGGACGAGTTCCTGCTCATGTGCTCGCTGTTCCGGGAATACGAGTCCAACGGTGGGTACTTCAAGGTTGGTATCCGCGACATCACCAACCCGGATTCCACCACGCTGACCGAGGACACCAAGAGCGTGTTGACGCAGATCCGGTCCCTGGCCGGGACGCTGAAATTCATCTCCCGCCAGTACAACGCCGCCCGCATGCCGATTGCGGCGACCCCGGACGAACTGGTCCTGTTTGTCTCGCCCGAGTTCAACGCCGTCCTCGACGTCGAAGCCCTCGCCGGCGCGTTCAACGTGGACAAGATGGCCACGTCGGGCCGGATCATCGAGATCCCGCGCGAGCAGTTCGGCATCGAAGGTGTTGAAGCGATCCTGACCACCAAGGACTTCTTTGTCGTCGGGGACCAGGTGTTCGAAACGGCGTCCCAGTGGAACCCGGCATCACTGCAGACCAACTACTGGCTGCACCGCTGGCAGGTCATTTCGGCGTCCCGGTTCGTGCCGGCCGTCGCGTTCTCCACCCTCGGCGGGGACGAAATCATCAAGGTTCTCTCCCCGGTGGTTGGCATCGAGGCGATCACCGTGACCGACAAGGACGGTGCGACCGTGACCGACGTGAAGCGCGGCGAAATCTACCAGCTGACCTCGGCGGCGACCACGGCGGACGGTTCCACCGTGAACGCCGGCGTCCGGTGGGAACTGACCGGCCAGACGTCCCCGCGCACCTACGTGTCGTTCACCGGTGTGCTGCACGTCGGCGGCGACGAGGGTGGCGCGAACCTCACGGCCCGCGCCACGTCCACGTACCTGGACGCTGAGAACGTCATGCGCAACGGCGAGACAACCACCAAGGCGCTCACCGTGTCCGGCCCGGTGGTCCTGGCCGCGTGGCCCGAGGTGGATAACCCGAACACCGCCGCTGACGACGCACAGCGCGTCGTGACCGGCATCACGGTGAAGGGTGTGGCCGTGGCCCCGACGTTCGCGCCGGGCACGTCCACGTACACTGTGACCGTTCCGGGTGGCACCGCTGCCAAGGGTGACGTCGAAGTGACGGCCACTGGAATTGACCAGGGCGACATTCTGGTCAAGACCTCAAATGCCGGAAAGACAATTACTGTCGAAGCGGCAAGCGCTAATGGAGATCCGGTGTACACTATTACCGTGAGCTAGTCCGAATCCCCCATCATTCGGATAGTTCCGGGGCATGTGGCGCCCTTAGCAAAGACCCCCGCTGGCATTACGCCGGCGGGGGTTTTTGTTTGCTGTACTGTTGTCTCAAACCACAATTTGAGAAAGCAGGTAATGTCCTTGAATGAAATCATGGAATTGCCGACCAATAAGACTTTTGGTCATGAATTCAGTTATGCCGCCTGGACTGCCGGCACCCGCGTCACCCTGGCTAATGTGCCGTGGAATTCCGACTACCGGGACCTGGTACATTTCGATGACCAGGCCGGACTCGACAATTACCTCGACAACCTCGCCGGGCCGGTCATTACGACCGGGAACATGACGTACCGGCCGATGGGCTTCCCGGTGCGGCTCGACATCCCGTTCGAACGGGCCAACCGGTTCAACTACCTCCGCGCGTACAACCCGGCGCAGCCGCTCACCTCCCCCGGTGGGGACAGTGACCGGACATTCTACTACTTCATCGCCGGGGTCAACTACATCGCCCCCAACACCACCGAACTGGTCCTGCAGCTGGACGTCTGGCAGACGTTCATCTACGGCGGGGTGTCATTCGGGAACTGCTACATCGAACAGGGTCACGTCGGGGTGGCCAACGAGGACAGTTTCAGCAACTACGGCCGGGACTACCTGACCCAGCCCGAGGGCCTGGACGTCGGCGGCGAATACGTGATCGACCAGCAGTGGACCCGCTCCATCGGATCCGCCCGGGATGGCATGAGCGAATTCGGCTACTCCATCATGATGGTCACCACCGTGTCCCTGGACGCCGACCCCGGGGACGTGACGGCACCCAGCCTGTCCACCGCCAAAGGATCCTCCCTGGAAAACCTCCCCAACGGTGCGGAAACCTGGTTTTTCGGTGGACCCGCGCAGCTGAACGCGTTCCTGGACGCCATGTCCGACAAACCCTGGGTCACGCAGGGCATCATCTCGCTCACCGCTATTCCGCACTGGTCCCTGTATGACCTCGGGACCGGCCTGATCCCGGTCACAATTGCCGGGGTCACGGCCTACAAGGTGCCGGACAACAAGCACCTGAAAAACCAGCTGACCACGCTCAAGACCGGGTGGCGGGACACGGTGGATCTGCCGGAACGGTACCGGAACCTGGAAAAGTTCAAGACCTACCCCTACATGGTGTTGGAAATGACCTCCTACACCGGAACCCCGCTGCTGGTGAAACCTGAGTCGTGGGCGGACCCGGACGCGAAGGTTCTGGAGATCCCGCACCTGGCCCCGCCCGGCGCCCGGATCATGTTCGCCCCGTACCGGTACAACGCCGGCGGCGCCCCTGCCGTCACCGACGCGCTCGGGGTGGTCAACGACGGCGGTGAGTTCCTGGACATGGCGACCGGGATCACCAATTTCCCGGCGTTCTCGGTGGTCAACAACTCCTACATGGCGTACATGGCCGCGAACATGAACGGAATTGCGTTCCAGCACAGCAGCGCTGATTGGTCCCAGTCCCGGGCCCTGCAGGGTAATGAGGTGTCCGCGTCCCAGGCGACCGCCGGTATTGCGGCGTCCCAGGCCGGGAACCGGCTCGGGATCAACGCTGCCAACATGTCGAACAACATCAACAACGCGATGGCCGGGTACAAGGCGCTGCAGTCCGGAATGAACGGCGGGGTTGGCATGCTGACCGGGAACCTGGTCGGTGGTGGGATGCAGATGGTGAATGCCGGTATCGACTACGCGCTGACCACCGGGCAGAACGACGCGAACCTGGCCAACTCCAACGCCCTCTCCACCGGGATGAACAACAACCAGAATGAGTTGGCCGGCTTTAACCGGGACACCAACCGGCAGTACGGGGACTGGGCTGCGAAAGGTGACTACCAGCAGGCCATTGCCGGGATCAACTCGAAGGTCCAGGACGCGAAGATGATCCAGCCGACGACGTCGGGGCAGGTGGGTGGGGACGCGTTCCTGCTCTCGGCGTACAAGTGGGGGTATGACGTGAAGGTGAAGATGTTGCAGCCGGCCGTCATGGCCGCGATCGGGGAATACTGGCTGAGGTACGGGTACAAGGTAAACCGGTTTGGCCGCATGCCGGCATCGTTTATGGTGTGCGAGAAATTCACGTACTGGAAGCTCCGGGAAACGTACATTACCGCGTCGAATTGCCCGGAAACGTTCAAGCAGACACTGCGGGGCATTTTCGAAAAGGGTGTTACCGTATGGAAGAACCCATCAGACATTGGAAATATTGATATTGCGGACAATGCGCCGCTGGCAGGAGTAACACTGTAATGGCGAAGAAACCGGACGGTGTTTTGGACACCATTTACACCCCGCATTTGAACGGTGGGAAATGGGCATACAACCGCACAAACAGCATGCAGCACATGATCGAATTCATTCATGTGAACAAACTGACCGAATTGTGCGCCAACCGGTTCGAATGGACCGGCCTACCCGACTCGGTCAACATCCGATTCCTGGAATGGGAACTCGTGCACAAAGGCCTGGCCGTGATCTACCAGGACGACGACTTTCCCGCCGGGAACCTCGTGGTCTGCTCCGCGTCCGGCGCCGGACAAACCAACTTCAACGGCGAACCCATCAGCTACAACGTGATCGGCCCCGGCCCCGGCGCCGGCCGGTCCAAAATCCTGTCCAGCGTGACCACCCGCTACGGCGACGAGGGGGCCGAGAAACCCGCGCAGTGCGTCCCCATCTGGGCCAACTACAGCCGGCGCCCCGAAATGGACGTGATCGGGCTCTACGCGCACCGGCTCGGGAAGCTGGACCGCACCATCGAAATCACGATGGACGGGATGCGGAAAAACAAGATCGTCAAGGCCCCCGAAAACCAGCGGCAGTCCTACGTCAACATCATGCGCCAGATCAGTGAGGGCCAGGACGTCATTTTCGGTACCGACAACCTCGACATCGGCGGGACCGTCGAAGTCCTGGACCTCGGCATCGACCCGATGAACCTGCCCAACCTCATGATTGCCCGCTCCAAACTCTGGAACGAATGCATGGGACTGCTCGGGATCAACAACGCCAACCAGGACAAGAAAGAACGCCTGGTCGCCGCCGAGGTCGGCGCCAACGACGAGCAGGTCCAGGCGTCCCGGAACGTCGCGCTCAACGCCCGGCAGACCGCCGCCGACCAGATCAGCAAGCTGTACGACATCACCGTGACGGTGGACTTCAAGCAGCCGCCCCCGCCGCCGGCCGACGCGTCCGGTGAAGAATTCGTCTCGGGTGGGACGTCCAGTGACAACCAGGGAGCGGGGGAGAGCAAGTAATGGCAACGTTCACACTGGCGCTGAAAGACGCGATCGACTACCAGCCGACCATCCTCACAGAAACCCTGCAGCAGTACCCGCTGTTCGATGAAGCGTACCGGCCGCACCTGAATCAAATGTTCCTCGACCAGTTCTGGAACCAGGAGATCGGGCAGGAGTCCATCGACCTGTTCCAGCACGCGCTCAAACGCAAGCTGAACCAGATCATGCCGCTCTACAACCAGCAGTACCGTATCTCGCAGATCAAGTTTGATCCGCTGCAGACCGTGAACATCAAAAACGTCTCCGCCCTGACCGGCAACACCGTCTCCGCCGGCGACTCGACGTCGGATTCGACATCGAACGCGAAATCCCGGGCCGTGGCGCAGCAGATGCCGCAGACCATGCTGTCGGACAACGGCGACTATGCGACCAGTGCGCAGGACAACATTTCCGACACCACCGCCGGCGGCAGCGCCAGCGAATCATCGACGGTGGACCAGAAACAGGACACCACCAATTCCACCACCGGCTTCCAGGGGAACCCGGCCATGATGCTACTGCAGTACCGGCAGTCCCTTGTCAATGTCGATATGATGATCCTTGACGAACTAAAAGAATTGTTCATGCTCATTTGGGCAAATGGAGACGAATTTACACCGAGGAGTTATGTTTATGGGTACTTTGGCTACTACGGGTAATTTCCCGTACATCATCCCCCAGGTCAGCAACATCACCGGCCTGACCTACCGGGCCGGCGCCACCGAAATGGAGGTGCTGTACGCGCTGCGGGACTACATCACCGACATCCTGCAGCCGCAGTTCAGCCAGGCACTGGACCAGATCATCGGTGAATTCCAGGCCGGCCTGGACGGTTGGGATGTGCGGTGGGCCGCGTTCCTGGCTGAATTGGAAATCGAGCTCGCCGCCCTGAATGATGCGTCGGTGGCCAACCTGGTCAACACCCCGGCGTCCGCCGCCCGGGTCGCGCTGGATGCGCTCTACGCCAACGCCGGCCTGACCGACGCCGACCTCGGGGACCTGATCGGCACCCCGGCCAGTGACACGGCCGGGGCACTGGCCGCGCTTTACGGCGACACGCTGGCCGCGAAGGACGGTAAGCGCTACGCGTTCATCGCCGGGGTGCTGCGCAACGACGGCGCCGGCGCCGGGTACTGGCAGCCGCTGGACACCGATTCAACGCACCGGCCGGTCAACATCGACAGTGTTGTGACCGACTCGGGAAAGATCCGGGTGAATTACAGTTCCCTGGGTGCGAACATGACGGTATCCCTGCTCGCGGTCCCGGACGAAACCCTGGGACGCGCCGGCTTCACGATGGGCGCCAGTGTCACCCCGGACCACGCCGACATCAAAATGAGCCGGGTCATGCCGCCGGTGGCCGACTACGTGTCCTGGAACGGGACGGCCTGGGTGTCGGACACCAACCAGTTCTCCAACATCTGGTTCTCGGGCGGGAAGCTGCACCTGGAACACAAGGCGATTGCCTCGGACATGACGTACGCCGTGTCCATCACCCCGCGTGGTGGTGGGTACTTTTACAGTGTGTCCCCGGACGCGTCCCCCACCGGATCGACGTTTATCGAGATCGGGGTGCGGGACGCCGCCGGGAACTACGTCACCACCCCGAACACCAACATGAAGTTTTACCTGACGCACGGCGCCGGGAAAGTCGTGGGCCTGGATCCCACCACCATCGACTCCACCACGTACCCGCTGGGGAACATTTGGATCTTTGGTGTCATGGGAACGCCATAGCAAATAGAAAAGGGAACCCCCGGGCAAATGTCCGGGGGTTTTCCTTGTATTATGGAGTCCATGACATATGACGCCACAGCCAAACAACTAGCAGTGAAAGTAATCGGCACCGTTGAATCAAACCTCGATTATTCATCGGTAAATTACAACGACCCGATCACCGTGGGAATTGCGCAATGGTACGGGGTGCGGGCCGCCGCCATTCTGACAAGGATGCGGAATGAAAACGGGTCTGCCTGGTACGGTGTGCAGCCGTCCATCGACTCGCAGCTGGCCGCGACACCGGCCACCGACCCGTACTGGAACACCCGCTACCTGACCCAGTCCGAAGGGGTATCCCTGCTCGGGGTGATGGACCGCAACCACGGCATCCAGAACGCGCAACTCACCGAGGACCTCGACGTCTACAAGGCCGTGGCCGTCGCGCACGGCATGGACCCGGACGCGAACACCGCCGCCATGATTTTCTTCTTCGCCATGTACCACCAGGGCCCGGCCTACGCCCTCGACGTCCTGGCCGCCGCCGGCCCGACCGCGTCCCTCGACGCCCTGTTCACCGCCTGCCTGGCCAACCCGGTGCTGGGCCAGTACGGTGGCCGGTACCGCACCGCCCGTGACCTGATCGTTACCGGGGACCTGACCGGCACCACCCCGACGCCGCCGCCGCCGGCGACGGTCCCGAACGCGAACGCCCGCTACATCCAGGCCGCCGGGAACAAGCTCATGGTGCACTTTGAAAACGGGGAACAGCTGCTGTTCTACCCGACGACGGCCGGGATGTACGTGCCACGCGCCGGCACCCCGGACCCCACCCCGGTCCAGCCGGCGCCGCCGGCCGACCACGGGGAATGGCTGCTACCCCTCGCCGGCGCGGTCACGATCAGCAGCAGCTACGGGCCGCGCCCCACCCCACCCGGTTCCGCCGACATCAACGGCGGCTTCCACTACGGGGTGGATCTCGTGCCCGCCGCCGGCGGCGCCCCCGACGTCGTCGCGCCCTGCCCGCTGGTGGTCACTGTTGCGTACGACGGGACCGGTCCGGATCCGTCCTCGGGGACGGCCGGCCGCTACGTCAAGGCGCACACCGCCGACGGTGCCTGGACGTTCAACTTTTTCCACCTGGTCCCCGGTTCCGTGGCCGTCGCCGTGGGCGACACCCTGGCCCGGGGCCAGAAGATCGGGGTGATGGGATCTTCCGGGAACGTCACCGGCGCGCACCTGCATTTCGAGGTGTACGCCGGGAACATCGCCAGTCCCTGGCCGCCGCCCTACGGCAACCCGACCGACCCGGTCCCGGTGCTGCGGGCGCATGGGGTGAGCATCTAATGGCTGAGCAGAAGAAAGATTTCACCTGGTACAACTGGGACAAGATCAGTTCGTTCAACGGGACGTACAATTTCCTGGTTGGTATGCGCGGTGTGGGTAAAACGTACGGGTGGCAGAAAAAGGCGATCCGGGCTGCGATCCGCAAGGGTGAGCAATTCATGTATGTGCGCCGGTACAAGGACGAGCTCAAAATTTCCAAGGAAACGTTTTTTGACGCGGTGGGGGTGGAGTTTCCTGACTGGGATTTCCGGGTGTACGGGCCGATTGCGCAAATGGCGCCGGCGAAAACCCGGAATGACAAAAAGCGTCCGTGGAAAACCATCGGGCATTTTCAGGCGTTGTCCACCATCCAGAGTATTAAGTCTGTGGCGTTTCCGCTGGTGACAAATATTGGTTTTGATGAATTTATCCTTGAAAAGGGTATGACGCATTACCTGCCGAATGAGGCGCGGGCCCTCAACCAGTTGTATTCCACCGTGGCGCGAACCCGGGAAAATGTGAAAGTGTTCCTCATGGCCAACGCCGTGTCCATCACCAACCCGTACTTTCTGGAATACGACATTAAACTGTCGGAAGATACTGAATTCATTGTCAAGAATGACGGGTTTATTGTGGTGCATTTCATCAAGTCAAAAGAGTTCAGTGAGGAAATGTATCAGACCCGGTTCGGTAAATTCATTGCCGGCACCGAATACGGTGATTTCGCCGTGGGCAACGAATTTGCCGACAATCATTCCAACCTGCTCAACATCAAAGGTGCGTCAGCCCGGTACACCTACACCCTGGAAACCGGGCACGGTAAATTCTCGGTGTGGATTGATTGGTTCACCGGTAAATACTACATCCAGGAAAAACTGCCCGGCCAGCAAATGGTGTTCACCCTGCTGCCCGAAAAAATGGATGAAGGTAAGATACTTCTGACATATTCGGATAAACTAATGCAGACACTGAGGACCGCGTTCCGCAACGGAAACACCTATTTCGACACAGCGAAATCCAGGAACGCGTTCATCGAAATATTCAAACGCTAGGGGACACACTTGAACATCAAAGATCCGGCCACCCGCCGCTACATTTACCGCGTGATACTCGCCGCGATCCCGCTGCTGCTCCTGTTCGGCATCATCCAGGGCGATGCAGTGACCCCCATTGCCAACGCCGCCGCCGCGCTCCTGGGGCTCGGCGCCGCCGGCCTGGCCCTGCCCAACACCCCGGCTGCCGGTGAGTAGCGCCACGGCCCCCGAGGTGGCCGAACACACCCCCGCGAACGTCTCCATCGCCGTGCAACTCGCCCTCCTGACCGGCAAGGTCGAACAGGTGATCGGGGACCACGAACGCCGGATCACCAACCTGGAACAACGCAACCAGCAGGGCGCCACCCGCGGCGCGTCCCTGGTGGCCCCGTTCATCGCCGGCGCCGCGCTGCTGGTCATGGTGGCCGACAAAATCCGGTGGAACTAATGGGCTACTCATGGATAGGCGCTAAATACTTCACACCCGGCCGTGGCGGGAACCCTGTCACCGGCATCGTCATTCACTGGATGAACGGCACCCTGGCCGGCACCGACGCGACGTTCAACAACGGATCCCGGGAAGCGTCCGCGCACTACGGGGTGGAGGACACCACCGTGCACGGCTACGTCGATCCCGCCGACACCGCCTGGGCCCTCGGGGTGTGGGAAGAAAACCAGCGCACCATCAGCATCGAGACGTCCGCGCAGCCGGGACGGGACGCCACCCCGGCGACCATCGCCACCGTGATCTCCCTGGTGGCGGATCTCTGCAAAGACCACGGCCTCACCGCCGACGACATCCACCAGCACAACGACTACAAGGCAACCCAGTGCCCCGGCACCGTGCCAGTCGCCGCGATCCGCGAAGCGGTCCGGACCAAACTCGCAACAGGAAAGAAGAACTTCATGGCTGAGACAGATTTCATCAACAAGAACCAGGCCGAAGACATCTGCCAGCGCACCGCCGAACTCGTGCTGGAGCGCATCGGATCCGTACTCAACGGTGTGCTGGTGACCAACAAGCAGCAGGCCGAGGACATCGCGCAGCGCGCCGCCGCACTGGTCAAGGGCGCAAAATGACCGTTGTCAGGATCAAATACGCCCGCCCCACCCCGACCGGCGACAACACCCCGGTCATTGCCCGTATCGACGTCGCCCCCTCCGCCCGGCGCGTCGCCAACGGCACCCCCGACTCCATCATCGTGCCGGCACCGTTCACCCTCGACACCACAGCCGGCGGCCGGGTGGACATCCCCCTGACCCCCACCGGCGCCGGGTGGGCCTGGAAGATCACCACCACCATCACCGGGATCTCCGCGTTCACCGAATACGTCCTGGTCCCCGACAACCCTGACGGCATCGACTACGCCGACCTCGTGCGCGTGGATCCCGACACCCTCGAAGCCGTGCAGCCCACCGCCGCGTGGTGGGCCGAAATCGAAGCCCTCAAAAAACTGGGTGGCGTCAAAGGCGACCCCGGCGAACCCGGACGTGACGGAAAAGACTCCAACGTCCCCGGACCCACCGGCCCCGCCGGGGAGCGCGGCTACCCCGGCGTCAAGGGTGACACCGGAGCCACCGGCCCACAGGGCATAAAAGGTGATACCGGAACCAGAGGCGACACAGGAGCCCAAGGCGCAACAGGTGCAACCGGTGCGACCGGCCCCGCAGGCCCCCAGGGAATCAAGGGTGACACCGGCCTGACCGGACCTCAGGGAATCAAGGGTGACACCGGCCTGACCGGAGCCAACGGAACATCCGTCACCATCAAAGGCACCGTAGCAACCTCCACCAGTCTCCCCACCACCGGAAATGCCAGCGGCGACGGCTGGATCACCAGCAACGACGGCCACCTGTGGGTGTGGGGTGGAACCGCATTCACCGACGTCGGCACCGTACGCGGTCCCATCGGACCGCAAGGTCCCACCGGCAACACCGGCCCCACCGGAAATACCGGAGCAGTCGGACCCGCAGGCCCCACCGGCCCGACCGGAGCCGCCGGGGCCACCGGCCCGCAGGGTATCAAAGGCGACACCGGCCTGACCGGTGCCAAGGGTGATAAGGGTGACATCGGAGCAGTCGGACCCACCGGTCCGCAAGGCATCGCGGGCGCTACCGGCTCTACCGGACCCCAAGGCGTAAAGGGTGACACTGGCCTAACCGGACCACAAGGCATCAAGGGAGACACCGGACCCACCGGCCCGCAGGGCATCCAGGGGATCCAGGGTGACACCGGACCCCAGGGCATCCAGGGTGACACCGGGCCCGCCGGCCCCACCCCGGCCCCCGCCACGACGTCAACCGCCGGCACGATGTCCGCAGCCGATAAAGCCAAAATGGACGCCGCAACCGCGACCAGCACCGCCGGCACCCTCCCCCTAAGAGACGCCAACGGTCAGTTCAGTGTGGGCACCCCCACCGCCAGCGGTCACGTCGCCCGCAAAGACTATGTGGACACCGGCCTGGGAACCAAGGCCAACACGGCGCACACCCACGCCGCTGCCGACACCACCACCGGCGTCTTTGCCGACGCCCGGCTGCCGGCCCGGCTCGGATCCATCGCCGAAAACATCGCCACCGCCAAAGGCAACGACTGGAACAACGCGGTCCAAAACGGCTGGTACATCGGGCACAACACCACCGCGCTCAACGGCCCGCCCGGCATGTCAAGCTGGCAGCTAGGCACAGTGGACGCCTACAACGACCAGTTCGTCACCCAAACCGTGTATTCCATGACGGCCGACGAATCCACCGACACCAAAGTCATGCGCCGCAGCAGCGCCAGCGGCGTGTTCGGCGCCTGGTACCGGCTCCGACTCTCCGAAGAGGAGCAGTCAGCGCTCTACGTCAAACGTGGTGAACTGGCCTACGATGCTCGCAACTACGGCATTATCGGTGACGGCGTAGCCGACGACACCGCCGCACTCAACGCCGCCGCCGCCACCGTCTACGCAATCAGTCCCAAGGCCACGCTGTACATCCCGGACGGTTTTGTCTGCAAGACCACCGGTAAGGTAAAAATCCGATGCAACCTCCGCGCGTCCGGGGCGACCATCAACTACAGCGGCACCGGGGACGCGCTCGTGGTCGGTGAGGATTCCAGCGCCGGGCAGATCACCTTCGATGGTGTGTACCACCTACCCGAGATCTTCAACAAGGCCCGCACCGGCACCACCTGGGACGGCACCAGTGTCGGGGTGCGCCTGGTCAACCTCAACACCTGCAAGGTGTACGTCAACCACACCGAAAACTTCGAACGCGGCATCGTGCCTTACGGCAAGGGCGGTGGATGTTCCTACAACGAAATCACCCTCGGGCGCCTGTACGACAATCACACCAACCTCGTGTGCGATGCTGACGCCACCGGGTGGAGCAACGAGAACAACTTCTACGGCGGCCGGTTCTACCACCGCACCACCGGCCTAGTCGACGACATGAACGCCCGGCACATCTACATCCCACCCCTCACCGGCTCCATTTCTGCCGGAAACAACAACGTCTTCCACAAACCCTCCCTGGAAGGAAACGGCACAGAATACTACCTGGTTGAAATCGCCGGACGATACAACCGCATCGAAAACGCCCGCTGGGAATGCGGAGCCGGTGTCACACCCCGGATCCACTGGCTTACCGGGGCGCAA